AAGCCATAAAATGCGCCAACTGTGTTGCAGATTTCATCTAATACTGAAAGGATGCTTTTTTGTGAGTTGATATAAAAGCCAATGGTTGATGCGTTTGCCGTGTTCAGGTTGCTGATGGATGTGGCATTTACATCACCACTGGCAAGACCGCCATAGGTTTGCACAATCTCATTGATAATATCGCCAGCCTTGGTCAGATATGTGCCGCCAGGCTTTGCCCCCTCAACATCAGCCGTGATTGTTCCAGTTGTGCTAACATTAATAGTGAATCTGCCATTGGCTAAATCTGTTGTGTAATCGCCTGATGAAATCACAACGCCTGAATCATATACCGCATTGATTGCCTCTATCTGCCCATCATGCACCTGGTAAATAGCATTAGCGGAATCCACCAGGGTAGGGGTCACATTATAAGCCTCGCCAAAACATAAGGGCTTTGGGCTTCCCGCCAGGTTTGCGCTGCCCTCAGTGCCGCCAGTGCCAGCATATAATGTGGTTTGGATTTGCGGGGTGAAATCAGCCTGGTCATCCCGAATCAAAAGGTTCAGATATAAATCATCAAATTCAATAGATTTAGTCTGGCCTTTGAAAATGGTGAAATAATTGCTGTATGTTGCGCCATCCTCGCCAACCTTCAACTCAACTGCACGACCATCCCAGGCATAAGTTGCAAACGCATCCAAACCGCCATCAGCATTAGTCAGCACAATCTGCCCAAATGCCGGAACAGATTGACCGCCCAGCTTGCCTTCTCTGAACATGGAACGGCTGAAACTGAATGGTTCAACCAGCCTGGGTTCAAAATAGGTGTTTGCTGGGGTATCTGTTGGGCTGGTAACAAAGCCCTCGCCAGACAGATAAACTGTGGTTGTGGCTGCCGCAACCAAATCATATGGCTGCAAAATCAGCAAATATTTCTTTTTGGCATAGGGATTGGCAACAAGTTCAGCAAGTGATGTGGCTGGCATTAGGCTCTAGCCCCCGCCAATGTACCGCCAGCCAAAGCCCTGGCAAACTGTCTACGCAAATCAACCAGTTCACTTTTGACCTCATAAATGGCTTCAACCAGTTCTGAACCACTGGATTTGATTGGCAGAACGCTACCATTGCGCTGGCTCATAAATACCTCTGGCCCTTGTTCACCAACCCTGATGGCTTGGCCGGAATCGAAAGCACCGCCTGTTTGCGCTGCCATGAATGGCTTGCTGCTGTTGAATAGCTTGCCAAAAGCATTAGACCTGGAAACATCAAAGCCCGAACCCGCGCTTGTCATGTTGTCTTTGACACCCAGAAATTTGTTGCTGATTGCGCCGGAAAGACCATTGGTGATGGTCCCCTTCATCATTTCAATGCCCACTGATGTGGCTATTGATGAAAGACTGCCAGCCCCCAGAATGCCAGATGCAAATGATGATGATATTCCACCCGCGATTGATGCGGCAAAACCTGAACCAGCCATCAGGTTTCCAGCAATTGCAGTGCCAATGCCTGGCAGAACAAAAGAGGTTATCAGAGGCAGCAAGGTTGACATATCACCTGAAACAATACCTTTGACGATATTTGAAACTGTGCTTGATATCGCGCCGACAACAGCCTTGACTGCATCAGTTACGCCTTTGACTACATCTTTGACTGTTTTGACAATTTTTTTGACAATCTTTTTAATCTTCTTGATAATGCCACCAAAGAAAAATCCAGGAACCTCATCATCAACCGCACCCATAGGTAATCTGCCCTGGTTGATTTGTTCCAGTGCGGGGATGCCCAGCTTGTTGACCGCTGATGATTTGACAACATATTCACCCGCTGACAGTCGCGCCAACACGGAATCGCTGGTTGGACCACCAGGACCGCTGACAAATCCACCCTCTGCAAATGCAAGGCTAGGGAAAACCTTGCCCAGAAAGTTCAGGCCAGTTGAAATAACAGCTTTGGCTGCTAGGTCTGCCAAGCCCTTTTTGATTACATCAGTGAATGATTTGAAATCCAACTTTCCTGACTGAAAGAACTCAGAAAGACCGCTTTCAAGAGATTTGAACGCATCACCCACAAATGCAGACGCATTGACCGCATTGTCAGAAATGCTGTTGTAATAATCTTTGATGCCTTTGATTGCGCCAGAACCAAACGTCTTGTCTTGTTCAGCCCTCAAATCAATGATTTCGTGCTTTACGTTTTTCTGTGCTTCAGCGAATTCATCAGATGAAATGATTCCAAGGCTATGCGCTTTTGAAATATCTTGAAGCTGCTTTTCCAAATCAGACATTGCTGTTCTGTTTGTAAAGATTTCAGAGTTTTGCTTTTCAAACTTTTGGGTGAAAAGGTCAAGCTGTTTGGCGGCTGTGTCTACTGTGGCATTGAGTTTTTTGGTTTCTTTAGTGTTTTCTTCATATTTCTCAGTGACCTGACCCACAACATCCGCATTTAAGCCCAGCGCATCAGTGAAAACATTGGTGATTTTCTCTGCACCTTCAAGAACAGTTTTCAGGATTTCATTGCTTTTGATTGCATTAATGGTTTCTTCAATCTGGCCCTCTAGTGCTAGTTTCACGCCAGTGGCTGCCGCTGCTGTTGCACCCAGGCCAATAACCAGTGCGCCCTTTTTGCTGAACAGCAAACTAAATACCTTTGATGCTGCAACAGTTGTGACAATCGCCCTGGTAAATGAAACAATAGCCTGGGCTGTAGCAGCTATTTTTCTGACGATAACAATGCCAAAAGCAAGCTTTAGGCCAGCAATTATCTCATCAATGTTTTCAGCCAGGAACTCAAACGACCTTTCCAAGCCTCTGATAGCCCGAACCATCACCCCAGAAATCACTTTAGCAAATTTGCCGCCATCGCTTGTGAGGCCAGTGATGCGCTTTGCAACCCGAATCAACTCTTTTGATAAACCAGCCTCACCAATAGAAAACAGTAAATCATCTGTGGCATCGCCCAGGTTTGTAAATGCGCCGCCCAGGGTGGCAGCTTGCCTGGCTGCACCGCCAGCAAATTTCTTGGTGGCAATTTCGTTTAATGCTTCAAGAATCTCATCTGAACTGTTGTTCACAGTCAGGGTCAGGTCATCAAAAGTGAATGTCAGTTTGTCTTTTTCTTTAGATGCCTTGATGCCAAATTCTTTGAGGCGTTCAAATTCGCCTGTTGCAGCATCAGCTACAGCCTCTGCAAACTGACTGAATGCCTTGCCAGTTCCACCAGCAACATCAGAAAAGGCCTCAAGCTGGTCCAGCGTTGGCCTGATGCCACGCGAAACCAGGACATTGAAGCTGTTTACAACATCTGAAAGGGCAAATGGGGTTGTCTTGGCAAAATCCTTTAGAATATCAAAGGTGGTTTTTGCCTGGTCCACAGAACCAGTGAATGTTATCAAACTGGCTTGCAAACTCTGGAATTCTTTGTTGGTTCTAATTAGGTTTGAACCTAACGCCCCAACTGAGAAAGCCGCTGCAAGTGGGGCCAGCAGCCTAGTGACCCCACCAATTGCATTTTGTGTAAGTTTGAGATTCCCCTGAACCTGGCGAAAAGCCCTACTTGATTGGTCTTTGCCTGTTATTAGAATGGGGAGTTTGACGGTTGCTGCCATTTTTCATTGCTTCCTTTTGGCGGTCAGATGCTATTTGCGTGTAGACAATCCATTCTCTGAATTCATCCACTTCCATTGTAGCCTCAAGTTGACCAACCGTCATTCCAAGTTTTTCAGCCAGGTGAAATTTAAACTGGCGTTCAGGAGAATCCCTTAGTTTTTTTCCAGTTCCGCTTCGCCCTCGCCGCCCATAATATCATTGGCAACCCTGGCAAGAACCTGGGCATCAACCTGGGTTCTTAGCTTTTGCTTGTCACCCACATTGAATAATTTGTTTCCTTCCTCATCCATTGCTTTCAAAACCAATATTTCAGCCAGGGCATCAGCCTCTGATGAATTCTTGATTGCGAATTGCAACTTGCCCTGGTCCTGCAAAGTAAAGGGCTTCACATAGAAAACAAATGGTCCAGATTCATCGCCCCACTCAGGCACTTGAATCTCACGAATGTTTAAGCCGTTATAATGCGAGGTTGCCCTTTGTATAGCAGACAACCCCGCACTGTTTTTTTCATTAGCCATGACCTCACCTTTCAATAGCTATTATGCAAATGTACCTTCAGTCAATGCACCTGTTCCAGTGAACGAAATGGTTCCTTCAACCATGCCATCAAATGAACCTGTGATTGTCCGACCTGTCACCAGGATTGTGCCTGAAAGCGAATGGTCACCTGTTGTGCCGCCCTCAAAGCCAATTTCAATGCTGGCAGATGTTCCGACAGTCAGTGCGCCCTGGCCTGATGTGTCTGTATCATCAAAATACACATCAGCAGAACCTGAAAATGATTTCAGTCCAACTTTATATGTGCGGGCAGTATCACCCATTGCAGTGTCTTCAATTGTGTCCATTGTCTCATCAATGGAATATGAACGGATTTCAGCCACAGCGTTGCCGCCAACCTCAATGACCCCATCCTTGCCTTGAAAAGTCGCCATGATTAATTCTCCTCTGTGGCTTCTTCAGTTTCAATTTCGGCCTTGTAAGACCGCGCTTTTTTTGGCTGGGGTTCCTTATCAGTCCAGCCCTTTATTATGAAAGAATCTAAATCGCTTTCATAAATCTCAATGGGTTTGCCCTTTGGGGGCCACACCAAAATGCGTTTTGCACTCATGTCAAATCCTTCTAGGCTGCTGCCTCTAAATCGTTTTCCAATGTAGCATATTGCACCACAACTGTAAAAGATGCGATTCCCACAGGCTGTTCACCATCCCCGCTGAAATCCACACTGAAATCTGTGACCTGTGTATCTTTAGCCAGGCCACCCCTGGTTGTGTCTGTCGCCAAAGCTTCAGCAACCTCTACAGCTATGGTGTCGATGGTATCTTCAACGCCGCTTGTGCCTTTCACATAGGCCTCAACACTGAATTCACAGCTATGAATAACAGTCCTGGGTTCACTGATGGTTGCATATTCTGAGGTTTGCGCCCTGGAATAGATGCAAAGGGCTGGCAGCTTGGCTTCAGCCAGGGGAAAAAACCTGGTCTGAAACACGTTTGAACCTGTTGTTGCCAGGCCTGTCAGGGCTGTTTTCAGATTGTCCCTGATGGATTTTCTAACGTGCGCCATTATACTTCCTCAAGCACCAGGATGGTCACGCCAGTGCCATCATTCTCAACCACCTTAATTAGATAAGCTGTGCTATCAATCGTGATTTGGTCATCTTCTGCCGCTGCTGAAACATCACTTGTCGCACATAAAAACCTTGGCTGCACCAGGGCAATAGGAACTGAACCGCCTGAATCCACAGCGATATAATCTTTGTCAAATATACCTTTGACGCTGGTTGGTGAACCACCGCTGGGGGTATATGTTGCCGTTGTGCCGAAATCATCCGCACTAAAAAAGATGGCACGTTCTGTTGCAGTCTCAACAGCCATTAATATTCATCTTCCTTTGAAAGCACGTTTTTCATCATTCTGTTTGATTTTTTAGCCTTTGGCGCAGCTTTCTTCTTTTCTGCAAAGCCAGTCAGGATTAGCTTTTCAGCCACCTTTTCAGGCAAATCAACTTCCTCGCCTGGGAAGCGATTGCCACCCGCGCCAGTAAAGCATTTCTGTAAAATAATAACTTTCATTATAATCCCCTAGGAAATCTGGGGGCCACAGGATTGCAGCCCCCAGGTTATTGATTTAGGCAGTTGAAACTTCGTCTGTCTTAGCAAATGAAGCCGCATGGCGAACGCCTGTGTCAATCTCTGTGTGCAGAACCATACGAACGGTTCCAGCTTTAGAGTTTGAATATGGGTCAACCATGATAGAAGGCGCACCAAAACTCGCAATAACGAGGCTTGAGAAATCGCCCATCACCAATGCTGATGCGTCTGTTCCACCATCGCCTGGGTTCAGGTTAGATGGTACGTTTGTTGAGAACGCGATTGGGTAGCCATAGAGGTTATCCCAAGGGTCATTCAGCAACATAACGCTGTCTGTCGATGCCACACGAACTGTTGCAGCCATCTTTGATTTGACCTTTGGATTGGTCAACCAACCAACAGCATTTGGATTCACAATGCCGTTTGCATCTTCAACAGTTTTTGCCAGGTCAATAATGTCCTGCCATGTGAGTGCCGCAACGTCTGTACCAGCAGAAATGTCAACATCACCGATGCCAGCAGTGTTCAACAGGCCTGTTGGCTGACCGCTTGAACCAGAACCCTGGATTGCATAGAACTCAATCCGGTCTGCTACCGATGAAAGGAGGTCATTGCGAACAATCTGTTCGATTGAAGGCACTGCTTCCATCATCATCAAACGGCTGATATCTACAAAGCCGCCAAGTGTGCGGGGCTGTAGATTTAAAGCACCGTCTGTCTGTGACTGGTCTGACACATCGCCAAGCTCCTCAACGAAAGCCACATTTGCCCCAGCAGTGAATGATGGGATTTGAATGCGGTTTGTAAGGCCTGACATAAAGGTTGCACCTAGTCCACCAAGAACGCCGCGAGCGCGGAGTGCTTCAATGAACATATCGCCCCGATGAACAGTTGGGATGAAATTGTCAGAAACATTTTCAGTACCCACCGCACCAGTTGCACCAGTTGCTAATTCACCGGCACGCTGCGACCAGACAAAATCTGGGATGTAATAGCCTTCAGATGAACGGCCTACACGAGACTGAATCTCATCATGCAGTTCACGCTCAAAGCCAGCATTGCGCCAGTCACCAGTTGTTTGGGCTTGTAACATACGGCCCAGAGAATATTGACGCTGTTCCTTTGGCTTTACGTCCACGGCTGCGGCTGCAACCTCAAGTGGCTTGTCACCAATGTGGTCCAAAAGCTGACCACGGAACTCATCAATGCCAACGCCTTTTGCAATGGCTTCCTCTGCCATGTTGCGCTGGTTATGCTTTGCGCCTAGTGCCAGAATAGCACTGTCGTTTTTGCGGGCGGCTTTGACTGCTTCAGTCGTGACCACCTCAATATCAATGTCATGCTCAGACATATCTATTTTCCTTTCAGTTTGATTTGAGATAATTTCTGGAATTGAACGACCAACGCCAACAGAATCTGACATATCTGCTGGGATGCTGACCAGGCTTATTTCCATCGGGGTGGTAGCTACACGATAAACGTCATCATCATCATCATGGACTCTGCCATCAATCCTGTAACCAACTGAAATGTTCTGTCTGATACCGTCAAGCACATCCTGAAACACTTCCTCTGCAAGTGCGCTTTTTCCAAACCGCACGACCGCACGCAACTTGCGTGCAGATTCATCTAATTCAACCGCTTCAATGCGTCCGATTTGCCGTTCCATATTATGGTCAAGCAAAAGGGGTGCGCGGCCTGAATTAAGAAACTCTAAATTCATATTGCCTTTTGTGTGGTCAATCACTTCCATTCCGAAACTGCGCTCAACTGGCATCTCAGTTGAAACGCCAACACGGACCAGGCGGTTTGCCTCATCAATGTTCCGGTCATCTTCAAAGTGATAAGAACGCTTTTCCAGGTCTTTTCTCAGGAACCGTTCTTCATCAGTCGCCATTTCAGCATCCATGACCTCACCGCCTTCAACAACCTCATCATCGTGATGGTCCTTGGCAAAGGTGATGATATATTCATCCTCTGTTTCCTGCACATTTACGATGTGCCGCTTTTCTGTTTCCATTTCATCACCCATTGCTGGTTCAAATTTGATAGGCTCAAAATCATGCTCATCAAGCCAGGTCATGGCCTCATCAACACTGAACACTTGCTCATCAAAACGAATTGATTGCAAAGTGCCTTCATTATCCTTTATTCCATAAATAAAATCAACGCCGCGTCCACCAGCATCATTTTCCCGCCGGAAATAGTCAAACCCATCTGGGTCAACCAGCCTGGCAGCGTGTTCATTCGGATAAGGCCTCACATCATAATAGCGTTCATCACTTTCATCATCAGACCTTAATGGGTGGCCTTCTGGGAAAAGGTCAGTGTCATGCTTGCCGCCCTGGAACCGCCCATTTCTTAGGGCAAACAGGAATGAACGACACCTGGCATATGCCCACTGCTGGGGGGATTGAACGGCTGGCCTCACTGATGATGGATTGTTCTGATAGGCTGCAAGGCCTCTTTCAAAGCACGTTTCCAACATTCCCAGGGTGACCCGCTTGGTTGGGTCATCGCCATGCTCATCATTGTGTTCATCGCGCATATTTTCCAGGCCAGTAATTGTGGCATCATCAAGCTGGCGGTCTTTTTTGCCCTCTGTCTTTTTTACCATTTCCAGGACAACATCTTTCATGCCCTGTTCACCCAGATTGCCAATCACGCCCCATTTGATTTGGGCTATGATGCCGCCTATGTTGCTGGCATTGGGTTCCAGGTCACCATCTGCGAATTGTGCGCCATCGCCAAAATGCCGCGCTGCCCAGGCTTCACGTTCCTTAATCCAGGCCAAAGTTCCCTCTGTTTCCTGGCCTTCCCTGGCTTTTGTCCAATATTCAAAGGCCTCATTGCCCCGAATATTGCCGCCCATGCGCCAAACCTCGCTGTTGTTTTCCTTTAGACCAACCGCAAAATCATAGTCAAATTGAGGATAATTTGAATTCCTCAAGCTGATTTTTAGGTCATCGCCCTTTTGGGGAAAATCAGTTGCCATCTTCATCCTCAGAACTTGATGGCTCATATGGCACTGGAATAGGAATCTTCATTGGTCCGAATGGTGACTGACCGCCGCCGAATGGCTCAAACGCCAACTCTAGGCCAAACCTTTCAGCCATTTCCTTGTCAGACTGAATCTGCCCGAACAGTTCCTCAACATCGCGCCCATAATTTGCCGCCACATCATTCATTGAAATGAGGCCATTTTGCAATGCAGCAATGGATGCGCTGATTTCACGCTGGGGGTCAACCCAGCTAAACCCGCGCCCTTTGAAAAACACATTGTCAGCAAACTTGTCATATTTATTGGCTGGGATTGGAATGTTGCCAAAATCCAAAGCCGAATCCAACCAAGCCTGGAACACAGGCTCACAGAAATGCTGAATCAAGAATGATTGCAGCATCCGCATATGGTCACGCTCATCAATCGTACCCTGCCGAATGGATGAATATGAAACGCCTTCCAAATCATTTGCCAGGGTGACATATGAAACATTGAGGCCAGAGGCTATGCCGCGCAGGATGTTTTTGACAAAACTATCAAAAGCAGTGTTGGGGTGCTGCGGGTCAATCATCTTGAAATCGTGACCCCTGGGCAACTGATGCACTGAACCAGGGTCAAAATCAATTATTGGAACGCCATCATCTGTTTCATCATCGCCAACAAAATCCTCGCCTGAGGGTGTTGTAATCACACCAAACTTTGCAGCAGATGCCCTGGCTGAAACAAGTTCAGCCTCCATGAAACCAGCCAGCATTTTCAGGCTTGCCAGGACAGGAGCCATGAATGGTTCACCCCTGGTCTGATATGACCTGGTTGGCATGAATACATGAATCATTTCATTTGCCGGAACCCTGATATGTTTCCTGGCTTTTGAAGCACCAATGAAAAAGTTGTCATTTGGGTGTTCTGTCAAAACATGATATGCAACAGGCTTGTGGAATTCATCCAACTCAATGCCCATTCTAATGGTATGACCGTTGTTCAGGCTTTCATTCTTTTCATGGTCTACCAGGTCAGATTCAATGAACTGAATGCTGAAACCATCTTTCAGCCTTCTATTATGAACCTTTTTAATGAATACCTCGCCATCGCGCGCCAGGCTTTCTGCAACATATCGCTGGCAGTCTAGCCAGGACAAACGCCCAGATGTTTCTGGATTGCCCAGCCGCCCCCAGGCTCGCCAGGCATTTTCAATGATGGTATTGCCAGCAACGTCCAGGCTGCGGTCATCATTTCTGGCCCTGACCTGAACAGTGAAACCCTTTTCACCCACAACATTGGTTTTGATTAGGTTAAAATACCGCTTGGCATATTCATTGTTCCTGGCAAGGTCACGGCTGCGGTCACGCAAAACAGGCAATGACAGGCGTAAATTGCTGTCTGCTGAATTGCTTGATGCAATAAAATCGGCAAATAATCTGCCTTGGCTGGCCCCGCTATAGTTTCTCCCCAGCCGCCGGACAGATTTGGCGGGGGCATTCCTCTTTAGAAAGTCAAAAAGCCCCATGATTAAAATCTCGCTAATATTGTTGATTTGCTTCTGCGCCCATGCTTGATGGCTTCAGCCCTCTTTTCTGATGCAACCTCGCGTTTGTAATAATCGCGCCATTCCAATAATTCAGCCGGACCCAGCTTATTCAGTGAACGCCCAGCAATTGAATAGCTTGAAACATCTGAATCTGCTTTGCCTTCAAGTAATGATTCCAGCTTTTGCAGCATGATTTCATTGTGACTGCGCGGGTCCACATTTTCATCATAGTCTGTGGAAATATCCCAATGGCCCCTGTCAACAATGATACGCTCATTGTCGCTGTTGCGCTCAATCTCAATCTGCCAATGATAATGGTCTGGTGTAAAGCCAGCAGTTGTTGCTGATAGTATTGTGAACAGATAATCTGAATCAGATGCTGTGGCAGTCACTGTGAATTCTGATGATGCGCCAGTGGCAATACGGCTGACCAGCCTGGCAGTGTAATCTGTGTTGGGATAGTCAGAACCAAGGGTTGTTATCTTGAACTGTACAAAATCACCAACATAAAACTCAGTCGGAACTGAGGTTGGCGCATTCGCTGCATCAAATAGATTTGCCATTATTTCACCAATTTTTCACAAAGCTGCCATTGCGCCTGGGTGCTATTCTACTATTATTTTGCTTGACAGGCAATTCACCATTCCCTTTTTGCTTTCTAGCCATTTGATTAACATCCTGACCCAGAATTGCAAGTGCGCCCATTGCATAAACCCTACAGTCTAGGGCTTCATTTCGTGTACGGATTTTCACAAATTCACGTTTTGGAAAGCCTTTGTGAAATTTTGTGACAATTCTTTCACTCGCTGCAAGCTGTTTAAAATATTCCTCATCACGATTATCTGGAAAATGACAATAGCCTGGACCTGGTTCTTTTATCTTTAGCCTGGACAAAACAGACTCTTTGATATTATCCACTCCCAAAGTAAACAGGCGAATCTTGCCAATGTTGTTTCTGGATGGCCTTGACACTATTGGTCTGGATTCACCCGCCATGCCCTTGATGGCAAAGATGCGCTTTGCTTCTCTGGGCCGGACATAATTATAGACCTGTTGAGTATAGTGACCGCCGGAGTCGATGCAGCTTGCCTTGATGCCCAGGGTGCGCCCATCTTCAGTTTCCCATGTTTCTGCCAAAGCCTGGTCTAATTCCCGCCATATTTCAGGGGCTGATAAATCGCCATAAATCACGCCATAATGGACAGAAAACGTCTCATCCTCTTTAGCATGACCCACAACCTCATATTCTATGCGGTCATTCTGCGTGTCAATGCCAGCAGTCAGCACCATAATGTTTTTGTCCAGGTAGGGGGTTGGTGGTTCTGCCCTGGTCATCACATCATAATCATCTGCGCCATCGCCTTGGTTGTCATCCCAGGTTTCTGCCAAATAAACATTTGTCCAGACCCGCAAGGTTTCAGGCATCTTTTTGGCTGACAGGAATTCTTTGACCGCATCAACCAAAGGGGTCCAGGGGCTGTAAATGCCATTGATATGAAAGCCAGCTATGCCAGTATCATCG